CAAAAACCACTGCTCGGCTAGGTTTCTCCTGTAGCCGATGTCTCAACTCCTATCCCCGCTCGGTCAGGTTTCGTACTGCAACAGCGGGGGTTTCTTTTTGCAGCATTGTGACCTACATTCTAAAAAAATACAGCTAACCACTGAAAAGAAAGGTCAAGGAATGGCAAAAGCCAAAAGTAAAAACCCTGTCGGTAGACCAAAGTTTGAAATCACGGAAGAAGTGATGTCAGAGGTTAAAACACTAGCGGGGCAGGGATTGACTGTCGAACAAATCGCTTCCTGCTTGGGTATTTCACCCGCCACATTCTACAACAGGCAGGCAGAAAATTTAGAGTTTGCAGAGACTATAAAAAAAGGCAAGGCAATTGCCCTCTCAAAAGTTACCAATGCCCTGTTTGAAAATGCCACCGTCGAGCGGGATAATGTCGCCATCATTTACTACCTAAATAACAGGGACAAAGAAAACTGGTCGAACAAGCATGAGTTCGCAGCGACTGTCGAGCAGCGAAATATTATAGATTTAACGAGGGTGAGTGATGACCAACTCAACGCAATTGCAGCAGCTTTTGTCCAGTCTAACACTGGAGCAAGTCCGAGCCGAAAAGTACCGCAGGTCATTGAGGGAGTTTACGAAAGCAGCTTGGCCGACGATTGAGCCGGGCGTTGAGTTCAAAAACAACTGGCACATCGATGCCATCAGTGATCACCTCCAAGCCGTAGTCAATGGCGACATCAAGCGCCTGATCATTAACGTGCCGCCTAGACACATGAAGTCCATCAGCGTGGCCGTGGCGCTGCCTGCGTGGACTTGGGTCACACAACCCCACAAGAAATTCCTCTATGCGTCCTACGCCTCCTCCCTGTCGATCAGGGATAGCACCAAGTGCCGAAGGCTGATCGATAGCCCGTGGTACAGAACTCATTTCGGTGACAAGTTTAAGCTGACCGACGATCAAAACCAGAAGCAGCGTTTTGAAAACGATAAGACAGGCTATAGGATCGCCACCAGTGTCGGCGGTGCGCTGACTGGTGATGGTGGTGACATCATCTGCATCGATGACCCACACAACAGCGTGGAGGCCGACAGCAGCGCCGTCAGGCAGGGCGTCCTAGACTGGTGGGATCAGGCTATGCAGACACGTCTCAACGATCCCAAGACTGGCGCCTTCGTTATCATCATGCAGCGCCTGCACGAACAAGACCTGACAGGCCATATACTCTCCAATGAGCTAGGGGATGAGTGGGACCATTTATGCCTGCCTGCCAGATATGAGTTAGGCCATCCAACGCCTAACAGATCGGCCCTTGGTTTCACAGATCCACGCACTAAGGAGGGCGAACTGCTATGGCCCGAAAGGATGGACGAGAAGACCCTGACTACCCTAGAGCGCAGCCTTGGCGCCTACGCAGCCGCTGGGCAGCTACAGCAGCGGCCAAGCCCAAAGGGCGGCGGTATCCTCAAGGCGTCATGGTGGGTTCCTTGGGAAAGTGAGGACATGCCCAACAACATCGAATATGTCCTGCAATCGTGGGACACAGCCTTCGAGGCCAAGGAAAGCTCTAGCTTTAGCGCCAGAACCACTTGGGGTGTGTTCAAGTATCAGGGTGTCATGTGCGCCATCGTGCTTGAATGTTGGTACGATAAGGTCAGCTATCCAGACCTCCGCAGGATCGCACAGGAATCATACGACCTGTGGGAGCCAGACGCAGTCCTGATTGAGAAGAAGGCGTCTGGCCAGTCTCTCTTGCAGGATCTCCGCATGGCTGGAGTACCTGTGTTGGCATATTCACCAGATCGTGATAAGGAAGCTCGCGCCCATGCTTCGAGCGCGATGTTGGAAGACGGAAGAATTTTCTACCCAAGCAGCCGCAAATGGGCTAAAGATTTAATAGACATATGTGCTGCCTTTCCAGCGCATCCGAATGATGACGTAGTGGACACATGCACCCAAGCGTGGTTAAGATTGCGAAAAGGTTGGTTCGTTGGGCATAGCGAAGACCCAGAAGATGATGAACCAGTAGAAAAACAAAGGATGACGCTTTATGGCTGAACCAGAAAATATTATCCCGTTTGCCGAAGGCGCTCCAGCCGACGAATTGATGATCGAAGAACTTGCCGATGGCGATGTCCTAATTGGAGATCCAGAGCTGGACTACATGGATGAGCTGGATGACGCAGAGTTCGACAAAAACCTAGCCGAAATAATTGACGAAAAGGAACTTGCCCGAAAGGCCAGTGAGCTGGTGTCGTTCTACGAGAATGACCGCGCAGCTCGCGCTGAGTGGGAAGAACGCTACAAGGAAGGGTTAAAGACCCTAGACCCTGATGGCGGTATGGATGAAGGCGAAGATGAACGCGCCACGCGCGGATTGTCTATAGTTGTTCACCCGCTGATCGCTGAAGCCGCAACTCAGTTCAACGCCAGAGCCATAGCAGAACTGTATCCGTCAGGTGGTCCGGTCAAGTCGGTCATCGTTGGTACGCCAGACGAAAAGCTGGAAGAGCAAGCTCGCCGCGTCCGCGAATACATGAACTACCAGATCACGCAGGAAATGCCTGAATACTTCCCTGATCTGGATCAGATGCTCTTTCACCTTCCGCTGATCGGTCACACGTTCAAGAAGGTATGGTGGGACGCCAACCTAGATCGCCAGTGCAGCCAGTTTGTTAAGGCCGAAGACTTCGTGGTGGCCCCAGAGAGCAAAGACCTCTACACATCTCCGCGCTACACCCACGTTATTCGTATGCCGAAGAACGATTTCAATCGCTACGTCCAGAACGGATATTACCTACCGACCAAGTATGGCGGCGGCGATGGACTAGATCCGTCAGGTGATGTGATCGGTGAGATCGAAGGCGTTGACCAGTCCGATGACAGCGAAGATGACGTAATGACATTGCTCGAAATGCACGTCTATGACCTGTTTGACGGCATTGACGGCGAGGAAATGGATGACGATGATGACGATGACAACGCAGTGGCCATCCCATATGTGATCACAATCGACTATGAAAACCAGAACGTGGTGGCCATCCGCCGCAACTGGAAGGAAGAAGATGAGCGCAAGGTACGCCGCGATTGGTTTGTGAGCTATAAGTTCTTGCCCGGTTTAGGCTTCTACGGCTTCGGTCTGTACCACATGATCGGCGGCTTGGGCAAAGCAGCGACAGGATCTCTTCGCGCCCTTCTCGACAGTGCCGCATTCGCAAACATGCAGGGTGGCTTTAAGCTGCGCGGTCGTGTTCAGGGCGGCGACATGCAGATCAGCCCCGGCGAGTTTATCGATCTCGACAGCACAGTTGATGACGTGAACAAGGCAATCATGCCACTGCCATTTAAGGAGCCATCAAGCTCCCTGTTCAACCTGCTTGGCTTTATGGTCGAGGCAGGTCAGCGTTTTGCCAGCACGGCAGATCTCAATATCGGTGACGCAAATCCAAACGCCCCAGTAGGCACGACTGTCGCCCTGATTGAACAGGGATCGAAGGCGTTTAGCGCAATTCACAAGAGATTACATTACGCGCAGGGCCAAGAATTTAAACTCCTTGCGGGGTTGAACTCAGAGAACCTCCCCGATGAGTTCAGCTTTTCGCAGGCGGGGGCTGCGGAGATTATCTATCGTGCTGATTTTGATGATCGGATTGACATTGTTCCTGTGTCTGATCCGAATATCTTCTCGACAGCCCAGCGCATCGCGCAGGCACAAGCTGTCTTGGAAATGGCACGATCAGCTCCGCAGCTTCACGACCTGTACGAAGCGTACAAGCGGATGTATGAGGCGATCCGAATACCTAACATTGATGAGATCCTGAAGAAGCCTGAAGAGGCGGTTCAGATGGACCCAATTGATGAGAACATGAGCGTCCTATATGGCAAGCCAATTCGCGCTTTCCCAGAGCAAGATCATGACGCACACATCGCGGTTCACATGCAGTTTATACAAGATCCGTCTTTGGCTGGTAACCCCGGCGCGAAGGCAATGCAGCCCATTTTGATTGCTCACATCGCAGAGCATATTGCGCTTTTGTATCGTCAGCGCATGGAGGCAAGCATCAATATGCAGATGCCGCCAATGCCGGACTTCAAAGACCCAAACTTCAAATTTGGTGCAGTAGATCCGCAGATGGATTTACTAATCAGCCAACGCGCAGCTCAAGTTGTGCAGGCGGCTCCTCAGATGAAGCAGATCCAAGCACTGGCAGGCATGGGCGGACAGGGTGGCCAACAGGGCAATCCGCTGCAATATGCACAGCAGCTCGCGCAGCTTGAGACAGAGGCGCTGAAGGCCCGTACAACGGCCCAGATCGAAGCAGATCAAGCCAAGGCACAGTCCAACATCCAGATCAAGCAGGCTGAAGCCCGTCAGGACATGGAGATCGATGCGGCCAAGGCGCAGCAAGACATGCAGGCTAAGATTATGAAGTTAGAGGCGGAGTTGCAGCTAGAGCGTGAGAAGAATGCAGCTAAGATCCAGATGGAGATGATCAAAAATGTACCTCCCACAATATAATCTGCCTCCAATCAACCCGTCAGCTTTTGGCGGGTTGCCACAGCAGGGTGGACCGCAGGGTGGGCCTCCACCTCCGCAGGGTGTACCGCAGGGGCCACAGGGTCAGCCCCCAATGGATATGAATAAGTACCTGCTCGACAAGGTGATGGAGATTAAGCGGCGCATGGGCGGGGGTGACCCCGGTGCGCTGGGCGCGATTACAGAGGCGATGATGCAGCAGCCGCAGGCGCAGCAACCGCAGGCACAGCCGGGACCACCACAACCACCACAAATGAGGGCGTGATGAATACTTTTATGGACCGTGTAAACGCGATTGTGCAGAAAAACCAAATGCCCCAAGCCATGATGGGTCAACCAGAGCCTGCTTATCCAGACGCAGGTATTGGCGCATTGGAGAATGTTGTTAGTGGCGCTCCACGTCAGACTGAGATTATGGGCCAGCCACACATGCTGGCTTACATTAATCC